GACAGGGCGACGAGCAACGAGAATCACTGAACGGTCGGGATGGACTCGCTGATCTTGTCCACTCCCTCACTGAACTTGTCGCGGATGGTGATGATGCGCTGGCGCATGGCTGCCAGTGTGTTCGCATCGGTCACAACAACTCGCGTGGCGTTGAGGCCCTTGCTCGCTTTCTGCACGGCTTGCAGGATGTCATCGACGAGCCACATCAACGCCAGAGCGCTCTGGTCTGTCGGTCGCAGCAGCGTTCCAGTGCTGTGCCGATAGACAGCAAACTCCGTGGCAAGGTCGAGGAGTTTGGCGGTCAACTCCTCCTTCTTGGCGACCAGAAGGTCACCGTCCGTGCAGGCGATGCCAGCAGATCGCGTGGCGACCTGCTCCACCGCTGTGATCCAGTGATGCACCTCGCCGCTCATCGGCACCTGACGCGGCACTTCGTGAGCCTCGCCCGGACGAACGAGCGCCGGCTTGGCGGCAGCATCTCCCTGCATCGAGTAGTTGCTGTTATCCCGCCGAGACGGAAGCATCATTCCCAGGCCAACGCCGTCCATGCCCCTCTGAGCGCTCTGCATTAGGTCGAGCAGTTCATCGGACCAAGCGTCGAACTCAGATTCCTCCGACTCCAGACTGTCGAGATCGTCCGCGATCCCGTCTGGCGTTGCGTCGAGGTTGTCGCAGCCATCCGGCACACTGATGTCACGCAGCGTGGAGATGACCTTCTGCAACTCCTCGGTCGTTTCCGCGTCCTCCAGATCGGACTTCGCGGACGCGATCTCGTCCTTGTAAGAGTCCAGTTCGTCGCGAAACGTCTCGACCGAAGAGGCGAGATCATCGAGCGATGAAACGTACTCGGACACCTTGTCACTGTCGATCTTGCTCTTGTCAAAGAAACTCATCGGATCAACCTTTCATGGCTATGGGGCCGCGTGGCGAGATACACAGCGCATCTCGCTCACGCGGCACCCGATGGGAACCAACCTTGCTCACACCGCGATCTGCTTGGTGTTGAGCAATCCACAGTGCGCGTCGAGGAGGCCGTGCAGCCTCTTCGTGCGGTCAGGGAGCAGCAGCGGCGAGGCGTCCTTGAGTGCCTCAGTGACCGCGTTGAACATCCGCCACGCAGACCACGACTCGGCGAACTCGTCGTGCGTGGGATGCTCCCACCGCTCGATGAGCGTGTCGATCAGTCGCGTCGGGATCACATCGGTGCGAAGCGCTTGCAGCATGATGTACGCCGCCTCCTTCTTCGCCTCGATCTCCGTAGCCTTGTAGGCTGCGATCCTCTTGTCCTGCAATCCACGGGACTCCAGCAGTTGGGTCGCTGCGCCGCAGACGATGCGGGGCAGTCGATCCATCACATACTTCGTGTGCTTCGTCTGCACCTTGACCTCGCCGCTGAAGGAGAGGTTGGAGCAAACGAACACGCGAGCGCCGAGCAGCAAGGCCACGGGGAAAGACTGATCGTGGGAGTTGCGAATCCCTACGGCCAGCCCGTAGTCCTTGTCGGCCTTGGACCGGAGGTCGAGAACGCCGAACATCCTCTTGCCATCGCGGGCAATCAGATACTGCTCGGCGGCGACTTCCAGCGAGTGACCGGCGATGGTCTGCTCGACCATCTGAACGACAAAGTCGTGTGGAATCGGCGTCCAAGTCGAAGTGCCTTTCGGCGTTTCGATCTTGCGAAGTTGACTCCGAGACACGGTGTAACCATCACCACAAATGCGAGCCATTTCTTTGGCCCTCCTGTTGCCGCTGGGGGAACATGGAAGCGAGTCGCGGCACCTCGATCCCATGACAATGAGTATACCCTAAAACGGCCTATTCTTCAAAGCGAACACGGCCCTCGCGAATCGCCTTGTTGAGGATCAACTTTTCGACCGCATTGGGGTGCCATTGGGTCACAACGCTCGCGCGTTGCGTCGTTCCCACTGGCCTGTCCGCACCATCGCATGCGTGACAGTCGATGCACTGGAGCCGCTCGCCTGCCTCATACGATGCAGGGCAGACGAACTCGCGAGCCACCGCAGGCTCTAGGGCTAGGTCGCGCGTCATGCGGAACGTGCGCCACCCCATGCCCTGCGCGACCTCTGCCTGCGGCACGGATCGCACGGATGCCATGAAGTACGCTCGATACGCCTGATACTGACGGTGCTTCCACTGCTGCGTGTAGCCCGTCCATCCGCCCGACAGCACCGTAGACCAGCGGCGCACGATCTCGATGTCGATCAGCACCGGCTCGCCGTAGCCGCCCCAGCGAACGCTGCGACCGGAGATGATCCTGTCGTGTTCCTCTGGAACGTACTCTGGATACCGTCCTGCCTTGTAGGCATTCCAGATCGCGGTCGGTGCGTTCTGGACTACTACATAGCAGCCTCCGATCATGCCGAGGATGCAGTCGAGGCACGTTGCGTGCACCTCGCCGCGAACCTTGGCATCTGTTGGCTTCACATCGTCACGGACGATCCACACCGTGACCATGTTTCCGGTCTTCCCGTTCTCACTGTAGAACGTCGCGATGACAACGTATGGATCGCCGGTCCCGGGCGATATGCCTCGCTGCATAACGACGCCGAGCAGCGGACACTTCTGCTTCCTGCGACTTCTCTTGCTTCGGTACTTCATGGGGTTCTCTTTCTTGAGAGTGGGTAAGGTCAGTTCAAGTCACGCCGCCGCATCGCCTCGTTCAGCGTCAAGGTGTCTTCGGCACCCTCGACGAGCGAAACGAGATCATCGAACAGAGGCTTCGGGACGCCGCCGCTGCGGATGGCGTCGATGAGCATGCGTCCCATAAGGGCGGGCAGGATCATCATGCGAAGGCTTCCGGCGGCAGCGGCCATGAGCATCATTCGCTCACGCTTGTCCACCGGGAGATCAACGACGCCGATGTCGGTGATCTGCGGATACCATCCTGGCTTCGTCTTTGGGGCCTTCGGCTTTTTGCTGTCCATGTGCTTCCTTTCATCGTCGGGGTAGTAAGTCCAACCGTCACCGAGCCAGTCAATGTTGATGGGCATCGTCAGCACTCCGTTGCTTGGAGTCCAGCCCACGACCACAACGAGTGGCCGGGGCTGAACTCCGACTCGATCAGACTTGCACCAGCGCCGCATACTGCGGCGACGGCAGGACTTGCAGGGCGTCCACGATCTCCTGCGGAACCTCTTCTCGCAGCCATGCTGTGCCGTAGCGATAACCGCCATCGACCAGAAGGCCCTCGATCACAAGCCATGCGCAGTGCAGCGCGTAGGCATCCTCGTAGCCGTGCGTCTTCGCATAGGAATGCGGAGCCTCGCGGTACGCATTGCCTCCATGCACTGCATAGCGACGAATGACCTCCTCCTGTCGCGGTGTGCCAGCCCTCATGTCGTTGAGGTGCCACCGCTCCCACATATCGAACAACCACTGGATCGCCTCGGTTGTCCATCCGTCCGCAGGAACGATGTCATAGGCGCGAAGCCCCATGACGATCTGCCCGGCGGCGATTCCGGCAACGCTGCCATCGAAGGCCAGTTTGCCGCACTCGTAGCGTATGTTCACAGTCACATCACGCGGCTTCTGGTCGCAGTAACCAGCAACGGTGCCAATCGTCATTTTCTTCTGGAAATACTCGGTCATGTGAACCCTTTCTATAGGTTGAAGGAACGGTCAGGCATTCTCGATCAGGGACTCGATTGCACCAACGACGCGAGCCACGGTCGGCTCGGAGTCGAGGTCGATGTACACGGTCTTGCTGCGGGGAACGTAGAAGTGCGATGCCGCTACGCTGTCTGCGTCGATGAGCGTTGCGGCACGCTTCTCGCCCCAGATCAACTCGACGGTCATCTCTCCTGCCTCCATGCTGATGATGACCTCGCTATCGGGGCCAGCCACCTCTGGAATCGAGAGCATCACGGCACTATCGTCGCTGTCGAACTCGACGGCAGTTTCGCCTGTCAGGTCGAACGCGCCGGAATCGCGTAGCCATTCGGCAAGCGTTTCGTAGGCGACGTTCTCATGGACGGCACGGCTCATCACGCTGCTGGAAATCGCGGACATAGCAAACCCTTTCTGTAGGTAGAGAACACGGATCAAACAGGCAACACGATCACTCGACGTTGTCGGCCAACTCGATGAACTCCATCGCACCCGGCACCTTCCAGTAGCCAGGAATCTCGTCGCCCGTGCGGAGACGCTTGAGGCTGTCGTTGGCCTTCCAGCGGGTCAGGCGGAACAGCCCATAGCAGGGCTTCCAGCGGCGGGACTCGTCGCGATACTCGATGGAGTAGTTCGCGGAGTCGAGTTGCACGATGCGATACTCGACCTCGACCTTCTTGGGCCTCGGCTCGTTGTAGACGTATACAGCGTTGCTGAACGGTAGCGGTCGCATGTGCAGCGCCGAGCATTTGGCAACAGCGTGCCGCATCGCTGACTCGCGATCATCGTGCAAGTCATCGGGCGATAGGTAGAGTTGGCGACCCCCGGTGTTGGCCTGCACCACCACATCTCCGGTCGGGCCATCCTGCGTGACGCGAAGATGTAAGAAAGTCACCTTGTAGGCCTTCGGGCGGACGATTCGATTTCCGCCCTTGGTGTCCTCGGTCGCGTAGGTCGCCATCCAGCACTCAGCGCCGGAGGCACGGTAGGGATTGCTGCGGATCAGTTCGACGGTCTTCATGGTTCTGCCCTTTCTCTAGGCGTCAATCGGCTGTGCCAGGAACCATTCCTGACACCCCCCTATTAGACCCGAAACGGCCCCCTGCGCCTACCCCTACCCTCCCAAGGATTCCAGGCCTAAACCCCCCTAGTGGGGGTCCAGGCATCGGAATCGCCTTTGCCAGCATCGGCTGCAGATTTTGCCGACGCACGATTTCGATGGGCCGCTTTCATGTTTGCGCGTCAGTAAAAAGTGCCGCGTTCCCCACTTGTTCACGATCTGCGCGCGTGCTACGTTGTCGCCCCCAATGACGCCCACTCGACGAAACGAGTGGAGCCGAAGCCCGCTACGAACGTGGGCGTCTATAGGGATGGCATGGAGGTGGCCGATGCTTGTGCTGACTCGTAAGGAAGGCGAAGCGGTAGTGATCCCGCGAGCCTTGGTTCGTGTCACTGTGACGCGGATCGACGGTAACCGTGTGAAGTTGGGTTTTGAGGCCCCATACGGATTCGATGTGTTTCGCGAAGAGTTGTTGGATGACCTGACCAGCCGGGAGTACCGGCGGGAGCCCAATCACCATCAAGTGAGGAGCAATGCCGATGAGCAGCGTTGAGCAAGACGCACGCGCAGCATGGTTGGAAGAGAGAAAGAAGGGAATCGGCGGCAGCGATGCCCCCGCAGTGTGCAACGTAGACCCGTGGCGAGATGCTCTCGCCATTTGGTCGCAGAAGGTTGGCCTTGTCGAGGCTGAAGACCTTTCCGGCAATGAAGCCGTCGAGGCTGGCCTCGCCCTGGAAACGACCATCGGGACTTGGTACGGCCAGAAGTTTGGCAGGAAGGTGACGCTCGCGAAGCCGTATACGATTCGACGGCATCCGGTTCACACCTTCATGTGTGCCACGCTGGACGCGACCGAAGATCGTGACGGTGAACTGGTAGTGGTGCAGATCAAGAACACCTCCTATCCCGCCGAAGCGTGGGAGGAGCAACTTCCGATGCACTACGAAATCCAGTTGCAGCACGAAATGATCGTGGCCGGTGCAAAGCGTGGGGTGCTTGTCGCTCTGCATCGCGGTCAGAACCTCCGTGCCTATGAGCGTGAACTCACGCAAGAGGCAGCGGACAGACTGATCGAGATAGAGCGCGAGTTCTGGGCGCTTGTCGAGTCGGAAACGCCGCCGCCTGCTGGGCCGCACAGTGCCGACACCGTCAAGGCCCTGTTTCCACGCAATGAGATTGACGATGTCACTGCTCTCTGCCCAGAGGCCGATGACCTCGACGCGGAGTTGCAGGAGGTCAAGGAGAAGATCGCGGCACTGTCTGACCGTCAGGTTCAGATCGAGTCGCAGATCAAGTTGTGGATCGGAAATCACGCTGGCGGTTTGACCCCCCAAGGCGTGAGGTTTTCGTGGAAGGGGTCGGAAGTTCACTACAAGCCGCAGGAGGCCAGAACGGCCTATGTGCGGCGATTCACAAGGAGCGTCAAGAAATGAGTACCGCGATTTCCATCAAGGAGAAGGCGGCGACGGTGCGGTCGTTGATCGAGCGTAGCAGGACGCAGATTCACGCCGCCCTTCCACGCCACATGACGGCAGAGCGGATGATCCGCGTCTGCAACACTGCTGTGCAGAAGACCCCTCAACTGCTCGACTGCGAGCCGAGGAGTCTGATCGGTGCCATCGTGCAGGCGAGCCAGTTGGGGCTGGAGCCTGACGGCACTCTGGGCCATGCCTACCTCATCCCGTTCAACAACAGGAAGAGCGGCAAGGTCGAGTGTCAGTTCATCCCCGGCTACAAGGGGCTGATCGAGTTGGCGAGGAGGTCGAGTCAGATCAGCACGATCTACGCTCAGACCGTCCATGCCAACGACGAGTGGGAGTTCTGCTTCGGCCTCGATCCGAAGTTGAGCCACACCCCTACGGACGGCGAGCCCGGCGATCTGATCGCTGTGTACGCTGTCGCTCGTCTGCGTGATGGCGGTGCGCAGTTTGAGTGGATGTGGAAGCGTCAGGTCGATGCCATTCGTTCCTCGTCCCGTGCTGGCAACAGCGGCCCGTGGGTGACGCACTACGAGGAGATGGCAAAGAAGACGGCGTTGCGGCGGCTGTGCAAGTTGCTGCCAACGTCGCCGGAACTGACGCGAGCCGTTGCTCTCGACGAGCAGGCTGAAGCCAGTGTTCCGCAGCAGTTGGACGTTCTTGCGGACGATGATGTCTCAGTCGAGGAGGAGGCCGACACCAGCGTGGACGGTGCGACTCACGTTGGCGAGATCGTCAAGAAGATGACCGCTGCTGCCGGTGACAGGTGAGTAACGCCGCTGCTGGGAGGGTGTCGCGTGATGCCCTCCCAGCGCGGCAACGCACGGAGGCTATAGCATGGCAAACGTCGATTCATACATTCCGCTCTTTGGCCGCGATTTCCTGACCGCCACGATGGGTTGGACTGCGGAGGAACGCGGGCATTACATCGTCCTGCTCATCACGCAGTGGGAGCAAGGCTCGATTCCGGCTGATCCTGGCAGGCTGGAAATGGCTTCGCCGGGTATTTCTGGGTGCTGGGAATTGCTCTCCCAGAAGTTCCCTCCCAGCGAAGACGGCTTGAGGCGTAACAGGCGATTGGAGGAGCATCGAGCCAAGGCATCCTCCCTCTCCCAGGCCCGCGCAGAGAAAGCGGCAAGGGCTGCCAGAGCCAGATGGGGGAAGGATGCTCCAAGCATTGCTCAAGCATCTCCCCAAGCAATGCTCAAGCATGAGAACGCGGCAAGTGGCGTGAAGGGGGCGAAACAGGGCGAAGGCGCGAAACGCGAGGGAAACGCGGTTTCCGATGCTCCAAGCAATGCTCATGCAATGCGTGGAGCAATGCTTGGAGCAATGCTTGAGCAATGCCCTCCATCTCCATCTCCAATAGATAAGAAAGAAGAACTGCGTTCTTCTTCTTGCGAGAGTGGGCCGATTCCAGAGTTCGCCTGCGAGTCTGGCACTTGGAAACCCACCCGTGAGATGATCGAGGAGTGGAAAGCAACCTACCCTGACCTCGACCTCATGGCTCAACTGCGGCGAGCGAGGCAGTGGTGCATCGACAACGTGGATCGACGCAAGACCCAGAGAGGCATGCGGCGATTCATTGGTAGTTGGTTGGCGAACGTAAAGGTCTTGCCGAAGCAGACCTCGCCTAGCAAGAAGGTTTTGGCTTCATTGGAGGATTGACCGTGGACAAGAATGAGTTCAATGCTTGGCTCCAGACGCACCAGAAGGCGTATCCGGCACTGGCCGATTGGTTCGCATCGCTCCCAGACCAGCGAGGAACACTCGCCCTGTGGTTCGACGTTCTGCGGAAGGTGGACAAGGATCATGGTCGCGAGGCCACGATCCGCATGATGAAAGGCGTTGAGCCATTGGTGAAGTATACCAACTGGCACGATACGCCACGGTTTGTGGTCGAACACGCAGACGCCATCAGGCGAGAGAGCAAGTCGAGCCGCGAGTTCCTCTCGCATCTCGTCGATGGGGAACTGACATACGCATGCCGAGAGTGCTTCGACACTGGCATCGTTGACGTTTACCACTCTCGCCATGTGAAGGAGATCCGCAAGGGCAAGTTCCGTGGTAGGTGCGTCCACAGGGCCGCACGGGCCTGCAACTGCGATGGAGGCAGGGCGAGGTATCGAGGGATCATCGAGAAGAAGATTCTGCCGATCTATAACGCAGTCGAGGACGTTCGCGTGCCTCACGATAGGTCTGCCTGCTCGGCTGCGTCACTGGACACAGACATCAACACCATCATGGACTTCGTGGTCGGCGGCGCGGTGTCGCTCGATGCGTGGGCCGACAAGCAATAGGAGCAGGCATGTTCCCGAAGATGACAAGGCAGGGCGCTCATGCACCTCTGCCGAATGACGTAGTCAACCATCCAGCGCACTACACCTCGCATCCAAGCGGCGTGGAATGCGTGCAGATCGCCGAGGCTTTCTGCTTCAATCTGGGCAACGCCATCAAATACATCTGGCGGGCAGGGCTGAAGGGGGACGGCATCGAAGACCTGCGCAAGGCAGCGTGGTACATCAACCGAGAGATCGAAAGGAGAACGAAGTGAACTGCAACATCCCGAAGTTCGATTGCTGGGTCAGGCCAGAGTTTCTGTATGCCGAAGTTGGCGTTCATCAGCCGGAGAAGGCGATAGCGTTCGCAGTCTGCGGACTCTACGGTCAGGCCCTGTTGTTCCACGTTCTCCTGGAGAGCGGAGCGCAGCGAGGCAGGCTTCCGATCCATGCGCTGATGCAGAGCAAGTGTACGAACCCAACGCTCAGCCTCACCGACCTTGAGTTGTGGGATGCAATGTCCTACAACCCGTGCGTGATCGAGTACGACTGCTTGGCGCAGATGCGAGTGCGAGCGATCCTTCGCGACGGCAAGTGGTACGGCGGGGAGTATATGTTCACTGTGGATTGGCACGGCTCGAGCGAGGCTGAGAGCGCGGGCGAGAACGGATGGAAGTGCCATCACATCATCGCCCTCGATAATGGTCAGTTCGCAGCGCAGCCGAACAACAGGCTGCTCTGGTTCGACCCCGCATTCACATCGACAGGCGAACCTCCCAAGTACGCAACCGCAGACAAGACCTACAAGTGCGAGAACGAAGGCAAGTGGCGCACGGTAGGCGATGGCGTCATGTTCTACGGAATCGAAAACACGCCGCACGGCCCGTTCGCCGCGCAGCCAGACTAGGAGCAGTCATGCCGTTCCGAGAGTTCATCCCAAGGGTGCAAGCGTGGCAAAGAAACATGGCGGGCATCCCGCAGGACACGAAGGAAGATCGAGACGCGGAGGAGGTGGCTCGCGTTCGACGCGAGGAGAGGATGACCCAGAAGCCGCAGGCCAACTCCGAGCAGCCCTAGGGCTTCGCTCCGAATACCGGCCGTGGGTGGAGTTTGTGGCGCATGGGCCTCCAGCACCGCAGCCCCGCCCGCGCATCTCGATGAGGGGAGGGTTCGCGCGGGCCTACACGCCCGCCGACCATCCCGTCGTTGCCTTCCGGCGAGCCGTGGGTGCTGCCGCAATGCGCAAGATGACCAAGGCCGAGTGGCAGCGAAGGCTGGGAGGGCTTCGTGTCAGGATTCAAGTCTGGTGCTGTTTCGTCAGGCCGCCATCGCACCTCCTGGCGAGCGGATTGCCCAGAAAAGACGCACCGCTAATGCCTCGACCCGACACGGACAACCTTGTGAAAGCCGTGATGGATGCGCTCACGGACGCTGGCGTCTGGGATGACGATACGGTGGTGGTCAATGAGGGTTGTCGCAAGCGATACGTCAGCGCGCGTGTCGGCGCGCACACGGTGGTGCGCGTCCGCTAGTTGGCGCACAGGCGCTGCGCGCGCTACACTCTTCGTTATGAAAGTCGAGATGCTGCCGGTCGCGGAAGTCTCTCCATACGAGAAGAATCCGCGCCGCAACGAGAAAGCCGTTGACGCAGTCGCTGCGTCCATTCGCCAATTCGGTTGGCGTCAGCCGATTGTTGTTGACGCCAAGAAGGTCATCATCGTCGGCCACACTCGATACCTTGCCGCGCTCAAGTTGGGCGAGGAGAAGGTGCCGGTGCTGGTCGCGAAAGACCTCAAGGCAGATCAGGTCAAGGCTTACCGCATCGCAGACAACAAGACCAACGAGATCGCAGAGTGGGACGTTGGCCTGCTGTCCGCTGAACTCAAGGCCCTCTCTGACCTAGGCTGGAATGACTTCAGCGGCCTCGCGTTCGACACTCGCGAGATCGACGCCCTGCTGTCGCCGCTGGCCGAGAAGGTGTTTGAGGCTGATAGGCCAACGCTGGCAACCGCCACTGAGGAGCAGGCTCCAGAACTTGCTCCGGCGGTGCGAGGCGAGGAGCCAAGGAACTACCTAGAGGAAGAGGTTGAGGAGGACGATGAGCCGCAGGAGCCAGACACCTCGCAGAGCATCACGACGTACCGTGACGATGCGAAGTTCTCGTCGAGCAACTGGCTAGGCTTTCCAGACCTCCTGCCGCACATGCTGTGGGACGGAGACATTCGTCGCGTCTACATCAAGGACGAAGACACGGCACCAACGCAACTGATCGTCTGGAGCGCTGTCGGAGTTGACGAGCGCATGCGGGGCCACGTTGTCACGTTCTACGCGAGCGACGAGCGATTCGAGCATGCGATCTGGGACAAGGCCGTAGACTTCCTCGACAAGATGGCGATCATCAAACCGGGCGCTCTGGTGATGCCAGACTTCTCAACGTGGACAGACGAGCCGACCGCGTTCAACATCTGGAACACGTTCCGCGCTCGCTGGTGCGCACGGTACTGGCAGGAGGCCGGACATAAGATCATCCCGAACGTCAACCTCTGCGACGAAGCCAGTTGGGAGTGGATCTTCCTCGGCTATCCGAAAGAGGTTCCCTGTGCGATGTTCCAGTGCCGCCAGGGCTACAACGACAACGAGAAGTCAAAGCAGACGCTCATTCGCGGACTGCACGAATGGTGCAAGCGAGTCACGACGCGAAAGATGTTTCTCTACGGAGGCGAGCATCGCGAGTGGCTTGAGCCGCATCTGCCGAAGGGGCCACAGTATGTGTGGTTCCCGTCGTACCACAAAGCAAGGAAGGACGCTGGTCTTTTCTGAACTGCATGGCTGCTGTCTCGGGCAGCAGTAGTCGTGCAACACCATTGCCCGAACGAGGTGAACGATGTTGGTTTCTTTCGAGGGTGACGATGTCATCGGCTGCAAGCCGACGACCAAGCGCGGCAGCGGCGGCAAGAAGCGTGGCGGTGGCGCCCGCACCGGCAAGGCCGCGAAGAAGAAGGCCAAGTCGAGGGCCGGAACCAAGAAGAAGGCCGCGAAGAAGAAGGCCCCCAAGAAGGCCGCGAAGAAGGGCAAGAAGCGCTAGTCTCTATCGCTGACCGGCCGGCAGCAGAGTCCCGGCCGCCTGCTCAACGCGGGCGGCCGGGCTCGCTGCCGCACAGAACGAACCAGCGAACGATCTTCCATCGTCGCTTGCGATAGGCGCTCCACGACACCGGCCTTTTAGCGCCTGGGTCGTAGACTCTCTTGCCATCAAAGGCAACGTAGTGTCCGACCGGTGGAGTCTTGCTGCCCTTGCGTGGGAATCTGCGAACCAGCATGGCACAGCATTTCTCGGGTGGCTCTGCATTTCGGAGGTGCAGTTTGCCGCTAGCCTTTATCATGCCAACCCTCAAGCCGAGGCGAGAGAAGATCATGAGCAGTTCCTTTGTCGTGAGGCCCTTCGATGAGTGCGGCTTGGGGTCTGCCTCATTGACCAACTCGCGAGACTTCCTGCTCACCATCGCGGCAACGCAGTGTCCGCAGTCCACCTCATTCCATTGCTTCATGTGACGCACGGCATCCTCCTTGATGAAAAACCCAAAAGGGCCATTCTAGCACATCATGCAAGATCCAACCTTGCCAAACGAAAAAAATGAGTCGATAAATCTGGCCTCCCTTACGCCGCAGCAAATGGCGACGATTCTTGCGAAGGCGAGCGGCGTGACGATTGACGTATGTCAAATCGAGGAAGACATCAAGGCAGGCGCTCCGGTTGACCAAGACGGGAACCTCAACATCCTTTCATACGCGGCGTGGCTTGCCAAAGACGCACAGGCGATGGGGCATTGAGACTCGATCTGCAACAACTGTCGGTGCCGGAAGCAGCGAGAGTGCTGAACAGCACGCCCGTTGGCGAGGTCATCGCGCCTCGCGTAGTGTATCGCCACCTCAACCGTGCTGGGCTAAAGATTGGCGATGGCAGGACGCTGCATCTGGTTCGCTATGCCGCCTGGCTATTTCGCGTTCGCAGCGAAGCCAAGCCAGAGCCAGGGAGCGAGCGGAGCGACTACGAGAAGGTCAAGGCCAGCGCAGCCCAACGCGCTCGCAACATATCCGAGGCTGGCCGCGATATAGCGGGCGACGATTGGGTGCGACCGGCCAAGGATCAGGCCAGAAAAGACGCGGCGACTATGGGGTTTCGTGCCTTCTGCGACTCATACTTTCCGCAGTTGTTCCATCTGCCGTGGTCAGAGGATCACCTTCGCGTCATCGCAAAGATCGAGCGAGCCGTGCTGGAAGGCGAGTTGTTTGCGATGGCAATGCCTCGCGGAAGCGGCAAGACAACGCTGTGCGAGATGGGATGCCTGTGGGCGATGATGATCGGTGCGCATGAGTTCGTCGTGCTGATTGGATCTGACGAGAGCCATGCCGCTGATATGCTCGACTCGATCAAGAGCGAACTAGAGAACAACGATCTTCTTGATGAGGATTGGTCCGAGATCACAGGCCCCATCAGAGCATTGGAGGGCATTCACCAGCGGGCCAAGGGTCAGTTGTTCAATGGTGATCGAACGCACATCGGCTGGACATCCGGCGAGGTGGTGCTGCCTACAGTCCCAGGCTCGATGGCGTCTGGCGGAATCATTCGCGTAGGCGGCATCACTGGTCGAATCCGTGGCATGAAGTTCAAGAGGCCAGACGGTCGCAGCGTCAGGCCGTCGCTCGTGCTTGTGGACGATCCACAGACGGACGAATCGGCCAAGTCTCCGAGCCAGTGCGCGACGCGAGAGTCGATCCTCTCCGGTGCGATCCTCGGCCTCGCAGGCCCAGGCAAAAAGATCGCAGGGCTGATGACCGTCACTGTTGTGCAGCAGGACGATATGGCTGATCGCATGCTCGACCGCACCAAGCATCCAGCATGGCAGGGCGAGCGTACCAAGATGGTGTATTCGTTCCCGAAGAACGAGGTTCTTTGGGCGAAGTATTTCGACCTCCGCAGATCCGGGCAGGCGGAAGGCACAGGGACGATGGCTGCAACGCAGTTCTATGTCGAGAACCGCGATGCGATGGACGAAGGATCGGCAGTGTCCTGGCCCGAGCGTCACGATCCAGGCGAACTATCTGCCATCCAGCACGCGATGAACATTCGCTGCGACCGTGGAGACAACGCCTTCTACGCGGAGTATCAGAACGAGCCTCTGCCGTCGCTCACGGATCACATGGAGGTGCTGAGCGCCGAGGTCATCAACAAGAAGCGAAACGGCTACAAGCGAGGAGTCATTCCAGCCAAGGCCACGCGACTCACGGCATTTATCGACGTTCAGCAGACGATTTTGTATTGGATGGTCTGCGCCTGGGAAGACGATTTCAGCGGTGCGATCATCGACTACGGGACGCATCCAGAGCAGGGCCGTGCGTACTTCACGATGCGTGACGCCCAGAGAACGATCCAAGTCGAGCACCGAGAGTCTGCGTTTGAGGCCAACTTGTATGCTGCCCTGGAGCGGTGCGTCACGATGCTCTGCACTCGCGAGTACCGATTCGACGATGGTACGACGCAGCGGCTCGAGAGGATGTTTATTGACGCAAACTGGGGAGCATCGACCGACATCGTCTACCAGTTCTGCCGAGCCACGCCATTCGCCAACATCGTGCTACCCTCTCACGGCCGCTATGTCGGCGCATCGTCGCTACCCATGTCGGAATACGCGAAGCGTCTAGGCGACCGCATGGGGCCAAACTGGCGAATCCCAGGCACCGGAGGCAAGCGAGCCGTCAGGCATTGCCTGTTCGATACGAACTTCTGGAAGTCATTCGCCGTAGCACGATTCCAGACTGTGATCGGGGAGTCTGGGTGCTTGACGCTGTTTAGCGACTACGATCACGGCCTGCTGTGCGATCACTTGCTGGCAGAGGCTCCCGTGAGAACAGAGGCTCGCGGAAGGGTTGTCGATGAGTGGAAAACCAAGATAGTCGGCCAGGATAATCACTGGTTTGACTGCTTGGTGGGATGCTGCGTCGGAGCGTCTGTGTGCGGCGTGAGGACTGTCGGTGTCGAAGTGCAGTCAGGTCAGCGGAAGAAATACGCTGGAGGCTCTGCGGAAACAGCCAAGCCGCAAGTATCGCAGCGAAAAAGGTACGGCACGGCTGGCGTTGTGGATGATGCGAACCTAGTCGGGTAACATGGCGGAGGAGGTGCCGCCATGATTTCTCAAGAGCAGATCGACGCACTGGTGGCAACGCTGCTGGCGAATGCCGCAGGGCCTGCGAGCGCCAGCAACGATACCGGCAGCGTTACGCAGCGTAGCGTCACCGAACTGATCGAGGCCGTGAGGTTCATCGCATCCATGAAGGGCGCAAACAACGCCACTCGCGGGCTGCGGATGAACGCACTGCGTCCAGCGGGCTCCGTCTTCGGCCACGGCGAAATCGCCGCCATTTCAGCCGACGAATACTTCTACCGTAGGTTTGTCTAGTGAGCATCATCGGACGCATCTTGGGGCGTAAGCCCGCTGCACGACCGGCTGCGCATATCCCAATTCAGCGTCTGCGCAGTCGGTACGATGCCGCGCAGACCACGAACGACAACTCGCTGCATTGGGTCATGGCCGATCCGCTGTCGGCGGATGCTGGAATGACTGCGGCCGTTCGCAGGACTTTGCGGAACCGCGCTCGCTACGAATCAGCCAACAACTCATACTGCCGCGGCATTGTGCTGACGCTTGCCAACGACACCGTGGGGACAGGGCCGCGTATCAAGGTAAACACCTCCAGCCCTTCCGCCGACCGCGTCATCGAGCAGAACTTTCACGATTGGATGGAGTCGATCTCGCTGCCGGATAAGTTGCGAACCATGCGTCAGGCCCAGTGCGTTGACGGCGAAGTGTTCGCAATGATGGTGACGAACCCGCTTCTGGAGGGAGTCCAACTCGATCTGAGGCTGATCGAGGCTGACATGGTGGCAACGCCCAGCCCGTGGCTCAGCCGTGAAGTTGACGGCATCGAGTACGACAAGGCCGGGAACCCCGTCATTTACCACCTCCTAACGTCCCACCCTGGCGCGCTCTATGCCCTGCCGAGCATGGAGTACAGTCGCATCGCTGCCGAGATGATGATGCACCTCTATCGCGCCGACAGGCCCGGCCAGAGTCGCGGCATCTCTGAACTGACATCGGCACTGCCGCTGTTTGCGATGTTGCGTCGATACACGCTCGCGACCCTGTCTGCTGCTGAAACGGCGGCTGACTTCGCGGCGGTGCTGTTCACCAACTCCCCGGCGAACGAACTGCCGGAAGTCGAGCCGTTTGTCCCACTGAACATCCAGCCTCGATCCATGATGGCTCTGCCGGAAGGCTGGCAACTGGGCCAGATGCAGAGCGAGCAGCCGACAACGACCTACGGCAATTTCAAGACGGAGATCCTCAACGAGATCGCCCGCTGCCTGAACATGCCTTTCAACATCGCTGCCTGCAACAGCAGCGCGTACAACTACTCCAGCGGCCGGCTCGATCACCAGACCTACTTCAAGTCGATCCGCATCGAGCGCGAGAGCATGAAGGCTCGCGTTCTGGACCGACTGTTTCGTGCATGGGTAGATGAGGCTTCCGCAGTCGCTGGATTCATTCCAGACGGTGCAGGCCCGTCCATGAACTGGAACTGGACTTGGGTCTGGGACGGCAGCGAACACATCGACCCGCAGGCAGAGGCGTCTGCGCAGCAGACAAGGCTCGACGCAAACACCACTACGCTTGCTGCCGAATACGCGAAACTCGGCAAGGATTGGGAAACCGAACTTGAGCAGCGTGGTCGCGAAATCAAGAAGATGCAGGAACTCGGCCTGATTCCATCGCAGGCTGCCGCGCCAACGCCTGCAGCCGAGCCTGTGGAGCAGGGGACGGAAGACTACGAAGAAGAGGAGGATGAGGAAGACGCCGATCTGGCGGAAATGGCCGACGATGGATTCGTGCCGCCGCGGGCCGCTCGCGAAGAAGCGGAGCGAGGCTTGGCGTGGAGGCGAGAGTACGGTAGGGGCGGGACTGCTGTCGGCATTGCCAGGGCCAGGGACATTGCGGCCGGAAAGCCACTGTCTGCCAGCACGATCAAGCGAATGGTTTCGTTCTTCGCTCGGCACGAAGTAGACAAGCAGGGCAAGGGCTGGAGCCCCGGCTCCGAGGGATACCCTTCAAATGGCCGCATCGCATGGGCAATGTGGGGTGGGGACTCTGGCCGAGCGTTCGCAAACAAGGTCGCCAGGAAACTAGGGTGAGGTGATGAGATGCCGCAGTTCATCGCCGCAGAAGAGTACGAAGACGATGACGAATGCGATCCGTTCATCGAGTTCCTATAGGCCGCACGCGGCTCCGCACATCTAAGGTGTTGTATTTTTTTCTTGGAGCGGTTACACAAGATCGTATGAGCGACACGCTGAAAGTGACCGCCGACATCTGCTTTGAGGGCGAGGCCGTGCAGGCCGCCGCCAGCAATGCTGAAGGCTTGATGCAGCCGCAAGGGCCGCGTCGATTCAAGGTCAATGCGTACACTGGTGGTGCAATCAGCCAGCCCTGGTCGCGCGAGCCGGTCATCGTTGATTTGCAGGGCATGACTTGGACGAACAAGCGGCGTCCGATCCTGCTTCAGCACTCGTACGAACTCGATTCAATTCTCGGCCAGACCACCGACGTTCGCGTCGAGGGTCGCAATCTTGTCGTGGAAGCCGAGATGATTGGCGGCAACGCCAGTTCCGACAAGGTCATCGCGTTGGCCGAGCGCGGCTACCAGTGGCAGGCGTCGATTGGTGCGGATGTCCTCCGTGCCGAGAAACTGCCTGCTGGCGAAACCGCGATGGTCAACGGTCAAGCGATCACTGGGCCAGCGCGAATCGTTCGTGCTTCCCGGCTGCGTGAAGTTTCTGTAGTCACCCTAGGCGCGGACGATAATACGTCCGCTTCTCTCGCCGCCACGGCGGCACAACCAGAGGAGAGTTCCATGTCGGACGAGAGCCGCGAAGCCGTTGAAGCCGTCACCGAGGTCGCCACGCCCGTCGCTGCCACGGCTGCGATCAACGAAGACGCCATCGCGGAAAAGGTCGCCGCCAAGCTTCTCGCCGCGCAGTCGGCGCAGAAGGTGGAGTCGATCCGCGCCGCTCGTCCCTCCGCTCCCGCCGTGCATGTGGAGCAGAATCGCGAGGCGATCAGCGATGTGCTGAAGGCCGCGATCTGCCAGAGCGCTCGCCTCGCCAACGTCGAGAAGGAGTTCTCGCCGCAGGTGCTGGAGGCCGCCCAGAAGAAGTACAAGGGCGGCATCGGACTCGGCGAACTGCTCGTCGAGGCGGCCCGCGCCAACGGCTACGAAGGTCGCACCACGTTCCGCGACGAGTCGTACTCGCGTCCGATCCTGCGAGCGGCGTTCGCCACGCACGACATCTCCGACATCCTGTCGGCGACCGTCAACAAGTCGCTCCTCCAGGGCTTCACCACGGTCGACAACACTTGGTCGCGCGTCAGCACCACGCGATCCGTGGCCGACTTCAAGACCGTCACCTCCTACCGTCTGACGGGCGGCTTCAAGTTTGAAGAGATGAGCGGCAAGCACGAGTTCAAGCTGGCGGCTGCCGGGAACGTCAAGTACCAGAACTCCGCTCGCACCTACGGCATCTCGACGAACGTGACCCGCGAGGACATCATCAACGACGATCTCGGTGCGATCACGGCGGTGCCTTCCCGTATCGGGCGAGGTGCGGCTCTGAAACTCAACGAGGTCTTCTGGACGGCCTTCCTCAACAACTCGACGTTCTTCACGAGCGGCAACAAGAACCTCGGCAGTGGCTCTGGCTCGGCGTTCGGGATCGACGGCCTCACTGCCGCCGAGATCCTGTTCCTCGACCAGACGGACGATGACGGCTACCCGCTCGCGGTGTCGCCTTCGATCCTGCTGGTGCCGACGGCGCTCAACGCCAAGGCCCTGCAACTGCGGACTGCCACGGAGATTCGCGACACGAACTCCAGCACGAAGTACCCGACCGCGAATCCGCACGCCGGGAAGTACGAGATCATCACGACGCCTTACCTGTCGAACTCGTCGTTCACGGGCAACTCGACCGCTGCCTACTACCTCCTTGCCTCGCCGCAAGACCTGTCCACTATCGAGGTGGCGTTCCTCAACGGGGTGCAGCAGCCGACCGTCGAGCAGGCTGACCTCGACTTCTCGCTGCTCGGCATCCAGATGCGTGGTTACTTCGACTTCGGCGTGGCGATGGTCGAGCCGCGTGCCGGTGTCAAGATGGCCGGTTCGTGATCGACACCAATTCATCAGAAACCCTCACGGTAAGGAGAAAGTAAAGTGGCTTCCCCCATCGCTCCAGGCTTCCGCGTCGATTACACGCCCGGCTCCGACGTTGCGCTCGGTGCCGTGGTCGTGCAGGGCGACCTCGTCGGAATCGCGGATCGTCCGCTCCCGGCCAACAAACTCGGCGCTCTCGCCATCGCTGGCATCTTCTCGATGCCCAAGGCGACCGGCACCGGCACTGCCCTGACCGTGGGCGCGAAGGTTTACTGGGACGCTTCGACCAGCAAGGTGACTGGCACGGCCTCCACCAACGTCTACGTTGGCAAGGTCGTGGCCGCTGCTGGGACGAGCGACTCAGCCGTCCAAGTTCTGCTCACCCCGTGAAGCAAAGAGTGAGCCATGTCAGACATCCTTGCGGATGGTGCTGCATGGCTCGACGGGATGCGGCGGGCGCATCTGTCGCGCCATGTGTCCTACAAGCGTGATGGCGTAACCTCGCCGTGCCTCGCCACCATTTCGTCGAGCGTCTTTGAGACGCAGACAGAGATGGGCGTCGTTGAACGCTGGGAAAGCCGCGACTTTATCGTGTCTGCTGGCGATATGCCAATGGACTATCCAGAGCGCGGCGACTACATTACCGACACAATCGGCGGCGTTGCGGTAACATATCAAGTGTCTGCTCCGCGAGGCGCCCCGGTGTGGAAGTGGGCTGACGCAAGCAGGACCGCAATGAGAATCCACACCACAGCAATCGTCGATCCAAGCCTGCCGCAGGAGTAAGTCATGGTCAATTCTATTGCGGTTGAGGAAGCTCAGGTGACAGTGCTTGCGCCTCGCTCTCCTGGCTATCGCTTCATAGCCATCTCAAACAACGGCAGCAGCGCAGCGTATCTCATGCTTTTCCAGGACGATAGCGCGCTGACGACCAGCAACGGCATCGTCTTGCAGCCCGGTTCCGCGATCCTGCTCGACCAGGATGACTCGCCAATTCTGAACAACGGCATTTACGCGATCTGCGCGGAAACTCAGTCCACTACTCTCGCCGTCCAGGCGTACTGATCGAAGAGACTCATGAGCATTACGATCATCGGCAGCGCGTCTTCTGGCGGCGGCTCGTCCTACGACCAGAGCCTCAACACGACCGACGATGTGACCTTTGCCAGCGTGACGCTGCCCAATAGTACGCAGATCACGGTTGGCTCGTTCGACAATCTGACCGGCGGGGCGAGCGGCATCTCGCTTCACTGCGCCGTCGGCTACGAACTGAACTGGCAGGGGGGCAGGCTCCGTAGCGTCATGCTTGGCGATGAAACGGCCGCGCCGCAGACGATCACTTTCGACTCGCCTGTCCAGTTCGTCGGCGGCGTGCTGCCGCACGTCACCACCCTCACCTACGCCGCCACCGTCACCACCGACGCCAGTGCAGGCGACATCTTCGACCTCACGCTCACCGGCAACGTGACGCTCGCTGACCCGACGAATCCGGTGGACGGCAAGACGATCCGCTGGCGGATCAAGCAAGACGGCACTGGCTCGCGGA